AGATGCCTGTCACCTTATGAAAACTATAGTCAGTGCTAGAGATAATCATGGTATTGAATCTTATGCTGTAGTCCATGACTCCTTTGGTACTCATGCCTGTGACATAGAACAACTAGGTACAGTACTTAGAGAAACCTTTGTAGAAATATACAAAGAAGATATACTGAAAAAATTTATGGAAGAGCAGGGAGACTTAGATTTGCCTAGTCTTCCTGAGTATGGTAAGTTAAACATTGAGGACGTAAAAAATGCAGAGTTCTTTTTTAGCTAATTCAAGTGTAAAGAATGTGTCAGCAGGAATGATGGCAGTAGTAGATTCTTTACATAACTTTAGTAAGGCAGAAAGACACGCTATAATTCTTAGTGTGTTTAATTGTTTGTATAACAATAAGCTTCAACATAAGTACAGTATCACAGATGTAATGATGATGGTTGACACAATGAGAGAAGAGTGCAAACGCACAAAGGTTCCTGAATTTGGGGGAGCAGAACGCTACATCAAAGGAGAACTATAATGGCAAAGCAGAAGTTTGACACCCATGTATCACCAGCAGGAATTGCAGTATACCCTTGGTTGAACAAAGCAGACACTAAGTTTGATGCTGATGGTGTATTCTCAGTAAAGCTTATCTTTGACAAAGCTGCAACTAAAAAGATTAGTGACATTGTTAAGCCCCTGATGAATGGTGGTGCTAACAATCCTATCAAACCTGAGCTAGATGATCAGGGTGAAAAGACAGGTCAGTACGTTGCTAACTTTAAGATGAAAGCTCATGTTAAAACTAAAGGTGGTGATGAGTGGGATCAAAAGCCTATCCTGGTTGACTCTGATGGTAACAGGATGATTGCTGCAATAGGTGGTGGTAGTAAACTTCAAGTACAATATGAAGCTATCCCTTATGATGCTATGGGTGGTGGTGTTAGTTTGAGAATGAAGAAGGTCAGAGTCCTTGACCTTGTAGAGTACGAGTCTAAAGCTGATAGTACTAACTGGGGTGAAGAAAAGGGTAACTATGTCGCACCTAAAGATGAATTCAAAGTTGCAGAGGAAGCAGTAGATGACGATGAAGAAGAAGAAGATTTCTAAGAGCCAGATGCATAGAGGTATGGTAGAAGGGTATCGTTCAGGGCTTGAGTCCTCAGTAGGAGCACAGCTTAACTCTGCCAAAGTTAGGTGGGAGTATGAGTCTGAACGTATCCCTTTTACTCCTCTCAAAAGAACTTATACTCCTGATTTTATTATCAAGGGTCAAGCTGTAAAGATGTATATAGAAACAAAGGGTAGGTTCCTTGGATCAGACAGGTCTAAACACCTTCTGATCAAGGAGCAACACCCTGAGTTGGATATAAGATTTGTCTTCACTAACCCAGATCAAAAACTATATAAGGGAGCAAAGACGACTTATGGAGACTGGTGTACAAAGCATGGATTTAGCTTTTCCAAAGGAAGCTTACCAGAAAGTTGGATCAGAGAGTGTCTGCCTAAGGCATGAGCCTTGTCCTTCCTGTGGATCTAAAGATAACTTAGCGAGGTATGACGATGGACACGCATTCTGTTTTAGTATTGACTGTGATCATTATGAGCATAGTGATAGTGGCTCTCCTGTCATTCTTAGAAACAAGTCAGCAAAGAATAAGGGGTCTTTCACTCCAGTTGGAGGAGAATTCAAAGAAATACCAAAGAGAAAAATATCGGAATCTACATGCAGGAAGTATGGGTACAAGATAGGAAAGTATGAAGGTAAGTTAGCTCATCTAGCATCATTTATACAAGACGGTGTAGTTGTAGGGCAGAAGATTAGATTTAAGAATAAAGAGTTCCGCACCATAGGTGACTGTTCTGGTCTATGGGGTAGGCACTTGTGGAATGACGGTAAGAAGATATGTATAACTACAGGAGAATTAGATGCACTTAGTATTGCAGAAGCTCAGAACTGTAAGTGGCCTGTGGTCTCTATTCCCAGTGGTGACAAGTCAGCTAAGAAGACTGTGGCTAAGAACCTTGAGTGGTTGTTGGGGTTTGATGAGACCATACTTATGTTTGACATGGATCAGTCAGGTCAGAAAGCAGCTGTACAAGTGGCAGAACTTTTCCCACCAGGAAGATGCAAGATCGCTAGATTGGGAAAGAAGGATGCGAGTGAGCTACTGTGTGAAGAAGGAACTTCAGAAGTAGTTGATGCTATATGGAGAGCTAGAGTTTATAGACCAGATGGTATCATTGCTGGTTCTGATACATGGGACTTAGTTAACTGTCCTATGACTGCTAGTGATCATGACTATCCTTGGAAGGGACTTAATGCTAAAACTTTAGGAGCACGAAGAGGTGAAATTGTTACATTCTGTGCAGGGACTGGTGCAGGTAAATCTACAGCTGTTAAAGAAATTGCTGCTTACTTCCTCTCTCAAGGTGAGACTGTGGGTTATATTGCATTGGAAGAATCTGTTAGACAGGCTGCCATAGACTTCATGTCTATTGAAGCTAACATGATGCTACATTTAGAAAAGGATTTAGATGAGGAATTTAAGAGACATATATGGGAGAAGGTATTTGCAGACAACAGATTATACCTGTATGATCATTGGGGTAGTGTAGATGTTGATGTTCTGGTTAGTCGCATTCGTTATCTCGTTCACTCCTGTGATGTTTCTTGGTTTGTGCTTGATCATCTCAGTATTATGGTCAGTGGAATTGAAGGTGGAGATGAAAGACGGTTGATAGACAACATAATGACGCAGCTTAGGTCATTAGTTGAAGAGCTTAATATCGGTATGTTCATTGTCTCTCATCTAAAGAGACCACAACAAGGAAAGGGGCATGAAGATGGCAAACAAGTCAATCTCTCAGATCTTAGAGGGTCAGGAAGCATTGCTCAACTCAGTGATTTCGTCATTGGACTTGAACGAGACCAGCAGCAGGACGGTGAGACCTCTGTTAGAGTACTTAAGGCAAGATATAAAGGCTCATCTACAGGACTTGCAGGGAGCTTATTCTATGACACAACTACAGGAAGACTCAAAGAGTGTGCAACAAGTTCAGTGGCACAGAATAGATCAGATGGACAAGAGGATTTCTAAACTAGAAGAACAAGTTTACCCTAAAAGAAATATCTTTCAGGAGCTACCATGAGCTTAGACTTAATAGTAGACTTAGAAACAGATGGACTACTTCCTACTGTTACTAAAATACATTGCATAGGTATGTCTGTAGTTGAAGCTGAAGCAGGACAAGTCTTTGCTAATCAAGAGCCTTATGATTGTCTTGAAGATGCACTAGAGATCATGAGTTCTGCTAAGTCTATCACTGGACATAATCTTATTGGTTATGATCTGCCTGTACTAAAGAAGATCTTAGGGTGGATACCTAGTAAGCACACAGAGATCATTGATACACTGGTGGTCTCTAGGCTCTGTCATACTAACCTATATGAAGTAGATGCAAAGGAACACGCTATTGACAACAAGCTTTATGGTTCTCATAGTTTGAAAGCTTGGGGTCAGAGAATGGGTGTCCTTAAGCAGACTCTAGGTACAGGATCAGAAGATGTGTGGAGTAAGTTTACTCCTGCTATGGCTGATTATTGTGTTCAAGATGTTAGTGTTACAGCTCATCTTAAGTATCACTTTGAGGTACTAGAGTATTCTGAAGATGCCTTAGACTTAGAACATAAGTTTGCACAGATCATTCAAAGACAGGTAGAACATGGCTATGCGTTTGATGTAGTCAAAGGTAAAGAACTATATGTAGGACTACTCAAACGTCAAGAAGAGTTAGGGTCAGCTCTTAGAAAAAGTTATGGTAGTTGGTTTGTTGATGAAGGTGAAGTAACTCCTAAAGTTAGTAGTAAGAAAAGAGGTACTAGCAAAGGAGCTGTGTATAATAAGATCAAACAGGTAGAGTTCAATCCTAATTCCAGGGATCATATCTCTAGGTGTTTGAAGAAGCAAGGGTGGAAACCTACAGAGTTTACAGCTGGAGGTAAACCTAAGATAGACGAGTCAGTATTAAGTAAGCTACTACTACCTAACTGTCAAGAACTTAAAGAGCACTTCCTAATATCTAAACGTATCTCACAATTAGCGGAGGGTAATCATGCTTGGCTTAAATTGGAACGAGGTGGACGTATCTATGGTTCAGTTAATACTAATGGAGCAGTTACTGGGCGTTGTACTCATAGCAATCCTAATGTTGCTCAAGTCCCTGCCTCCTACAGCCCTTATGGTAATGAGTGTCGTAGGTTGTTTAGAGCTAGTACGAATCATGTATTGGTTGGTTGTGATGCTGATGGCTTGGAGCTAAGAGCCTTAGCAGGATACCTTAAAAAGTATGATGGAGGTATATATGCGAAAGCAGCAGTCGATGGTACTAAAGACGATGGAAGTGACGTTCACTCCCTCAATAGAGATGCACTTGGACTATCATCAAGAGATATTGCAAAGACTTTTTTCTACGCATTCATTTATGGGGCAGGAGATCAAAAGCTTGGTAAGATTCTTGGAGGTGGTGCAAAGAAAGGTAAACAAGGCAGAGAGTCCCTCTTATCTGGAATTAGCGGTCTTATGGAGCTTACCGAAAAGGTTAAGCAAGTCTTCAGGAGGAGAGGGCATCTCGTTGGTCTTGACGGTAGGCAACTACACATACGTTCAGAACACTCTGCTTTAAACACTCTATTACAGAGTGCTGGTGCTATACTTATGAAGAAGGCTTTGATCCTGCTAGATGACCGTCTGAAAAAACACTACAACCAAAGTGACTATGAGTTTGTAGCAAATATTCACGATGAGTTTCAAATAGAGGTTAAAGAAAAATATGCACAAGAAATCGCATCCCATGCAGCTGAATCTATTTCTAGAGCAGGAGAGTACTTTGAATTTGGCTGCCCACTTTCCGCAACTAGCCACATTGGAAAAACTTGGGCTGACACACATTAAAACTCTAGAAGACCTAGATCTTTTTATACGACAAATGACTACTCTTTTAAATCAATCTAACCCACATAGTACTATACATTGTCGTAAGAAGTATGATAAGTATTATCATAAAGTTAGGTCAAGTGTTTATCCTTGGTTATTTGAATACACTTGTCAAGATTGTGGCTTAGTTAATGCAACAAGAAGTTTTCACTTTCATCACCTTGATCCTACGAAAAAACAATTTAATATTCTGGGTGGTGATGGAGGAGCTGGTAGAAAAGATAAACTAAAAATATTTAAAGAAATATTCAAATGTGTCTATGTATGTGAGAATTGTCACTATCAAAGACACGCTGATATGGGAGACTTAGATGAAGACTTCAAGGCTATTAATAGACGGAGACATACTTACATACAGAACTTGTTGGGCTGTCCAGAATGAAGTAGAGTGGCCTGATGGTATAGTCACTACTGCTACTAATCTGGCAGAACTTAAAGCTCAAGCTGATAGTAGCATAAGGTATTGGCAGGAGAAGATAGGTATATCTAATTTTATTATATGCTTCTCTCCTAGAGGGTCA